CCGTAAGGCCGGATATTTCTGGTTGGGGAACCATAAAATCCCAAGTGAACGGCCCGACAGGATAACCGTTGCGTGAGTAAACCTTAACCTCGAACGGAGCAATACAATGGCACAGCTTATCTCCAATGCCTTTGTCACGCTGTTCGACGCGGAAGTAAAGCAAGCCTATCAAGCGTCACGCGCTTTGGCTGGCCTCGTCCGTGAGCGCAACGGTGTCGAAGGTTCTACAGTAAAGTTCCCGAAAATCGGCAAGGGCTCGGCTACGATCCGCGTTCCTCAGACCGATGTTTCGCCGCTTAACGTCAGCTATTCACAGGTCACGGCAACGATGGCCGATTGGAATGCTGCCGAATACAGCGACATCTTCCATCAGGCAAAGGTCAACTTCGACGAACGCCGCGAACTCGTTTCGGTCGTGTCGAGCGCGATTGGCCGCCGTATGGACCAGATCCTCCTCGATGCTCTCGCAGCTTCCAGCACCTCGCTGACAGTTGCAAACAGCGTCGGTGGCGCAACCACCAACCTCAATGTGGCAAAACTCCGCCGCGCCAAGAAGTTGCTTGATCAGAACAACGTCCCAATGGAAGGCCGTTGCATGGTCATCTCGGCTTCGGGCCTCGAAGGTTTGCTCGGTGAAACCCAGGCGACCTCGGCTGATTTCAACTCAGTCCGTGCGCTCGTTTCTGGCGACATCGACACCTTCCTCGGCTTCAAGTTCGTCACCATCGGTGACCGCTCAGAAGGCGGCCTCCCGATTGATGGCTCACTTGACCGCACATGCTATGCGTTCCACCGTGACGCAGTCGGCATGGGCATCGGCATGAACCAGCGCACAGAGATCAACTATGTCCCTGAAAAGACATCGTTCCTTGTGAACAGCATGTTCTCTGCTGGTGCAGTCGCCATTGACGACGAAGGCATCGTCAAGATCACCTGCCGCGAATCGTGAGAAGGAGACTGAACTATGGCTTTTGATTCTGCTGGCTGGAACACCATCGCGGCTAACAAGGCGGGAAATGCTCCCTCTTTGTATAGCTATAAGTCTGCCGACACTCAGGCAACAATGAACACGGCTGCATACTTCAACGCAGTCGCGTCCATCGTGAAGGTCGGTGACGTTCTGTTCCTCTACGACACAACGACCCCGTCGCTTGTGATCTCGTATGTGAACTCAAACAATGGCACGACCGTTGACATCGCTGACGGCACGACCATTTCAGCTACCGACACCGACTAATCGGCCCGGTAACTGACGAAATTGAGAGCCTCGACCTAGAAATGGGCCGGGGCTTTCTTCTTTAAGTCATTTGGAATATATATATTTTCGTAATGGAGTCCTGAAATGGCTACAGGCGATACCAAACTGAAAATTTGTAACGATGCCCTGATTATGCTCGGCACGAACATTATTACATCTTTCTCGGATGGTTCATCGGCAGCTCAGATCACAGATCGGCTCTATGACGATGTGAAGGTTATGTTGCTGACCATGTATCCGTGGTCATTCTCTATGAAGAAGCAACAACTTGCCAAGCTCGAAACCACTCCGGTCACAGAGTGGAAATATGAGTTTGCGCTTCCCGGCGACCTGATTGCTGGTGCTAGGGCGCTGTTCATCACGACATCTTCCGGTGGCCGTCCTGTCACCGAGTGGGAAAAGATTGGCTCAAAGATTCAGACCAACTACTCATCTATCTGGATAGATTACCAGTATGATGTGTCTGAGGATGCGCTGCCGCAGTATTTTGTTCAGCTTCTTAAATATTTCCTGTGCTGGCATTTTGCCGAGCCAGTGACAGATCAGATCAGCAAATCACAGTATTGGATGGGCATGGCTGTCGGTGGTCCAATCGACAATGGTCGTGGCGGCTTTTTCCGTCAGGCTACAATGATTGATGCTCAGAACCAGCCAAACCAATATATTGAGGACTACTCTCTTGTTCATGTGAGGTATTGATGAAGATTGTCAATATCCAAACGAACTTCACGGTTGGAGAGGTTGACCCGCTATTGCGTGGTCGTATCGACCTTAATCAATATTTCTCAGCATTAAAGACCGCTCAAAACGTAGTCGTCATCCCGCAGGGTGGTGTGCGCCGTCGTCCGGGTTTGAAGTTCATCTATGATCTTCCGGCCAGTGCCGCGAATGGTGTCTCGCTTATCCCGTTCGAGTTCTCGGTTGCTGACTCTTATATGTTCGCAGTCGTCGATCAGCGCATCTACATCTTCAAGAACGGTGTGCTGGTTACGAACATCAACGGTTCTGGCAATCCATATCTGGCCGCATCGACACTGACATCAGCCATTCTGCCAAACCTGAAATATGCTCAGTCGGCAGACACAATGATCTTTGTGCATGAGGACTTAGCCCCATTGAAGCTGGTCCGTGGGGCTACCGATGCCTCTTGGACACTCAGCACAATCTCATTCAACTATATCC